GTTTCCCAGTCACGATCGCGGGCGCAAATTTTTTTTCCTTATTCCATGTAGTTATTTATAGCATTGCTATTGAGCTAAATATGTCTAGCGATAGCGGTGGTTATTTGCTATAATAGCGGTGCGGTTTAATTAAATAGGAGTATTGAGATGGATAAGGTAGAGGTTTGTATTCAATTGCGAATGATGGGTCAGAATCTAGTTAGGATTCGGGACGCTCTTAAGGAGCCGAAGCTTACTAAAGCTCAGCTTGGGTCGCTGAGTGAGATGTGCGATGCTTTGAGCCTCGAGGTCGGGCTCATTGAGCTCGAAGTGAAGAAGCCGCGAAAGCGGCGTTCAAAAGAGGAGATAGCGGCAGATGAAGAGAAGGCACAGGATGCGCAAGGCGACCTCGAAGAGGCGATTTCGCAAAAGCGCAAGCAGGACGCATAGGTTTAATATCGATAGTAGACCTATGCGCGGCGGTATCAGATTGTAGAGATGCCGTGTTATAACCCATTAACGGGATACCGTCTTCGTGATGGTATCTCGTTTTCTTCGTCTAACGCTGCTAAACATAGAGCGTTGGATATTCCCTGTGGTAAGTGTATGGGTTGTCGACTGGAGTATGCACGACAGTGGGCAATTCGTTGTATGCACGAGGCACAATTACATGAGGAGAATTGTTTCGTTACGTTGACTTACGATGACGAGCATCTACCGGATGGCGGTAGGCTTGTTAAGGCTGATATGCAAAAGTTCTGGAAGAGGTTACGCCATCATGTTGGTTCAGTGCGTTATTATTATTGCGGAGAGTATGGGGACGAAGGTCTACGCCCCCATTATCACGCATGTATATTTGGCTATTCCCCCCCTGATAAACGTCATTTGATGATGCGCGGAGAGCACCGCTTGTATAGTAGTGAATCTCTAGCGGCGATATGGGGGAATGGCTTTGTTTCAATTGGTGACGTTACGTTTGAGAGTGCGGGTTACTGTGCTCGCTATGTGACTAAGAAGTTGACGTCACCTAAGAGCTGTGAGAAGTGCACAGCTAATAAAGAGTGCCCCGATTGTAAGAGGGTACGTGAGAAGTACGAGAGGTTAGACCCGAGTACGGGAGAGATATATTCAGTTCCTAAGGAATTTGCGGATATGTCTCGCCGTCCAGGTATAGGGAGAACCTGGATAAATCGGTATGGTAAGGAAGTTTATCACGCTGATAGCGTCATTGTTAACGGTAGGGAGGTTCATCCTCCTAAGTACTATGACACTACACTGTCGGAGGAAGAATTACTTTTTATTAAAGAGAGGCGTTTGCAGCGGTCAGTGCATGGTAGAGCAGATAGGACACTGGCGCGTTTGCGAGTGCGTGAGACGGTTAAAGAAGCGGCGATTAAATCGCTACGGAGGTCGCTATGATTTTGAATATTTATACGGTACACGATGCGAAAGCGTCGGCTTTTCTCGTTCCTTTTTTCTCGGCTAATGATTTGACTGCTATTCGTCAAATCGGGATGAGCTGTCGAGACCCGGGTAGTATGTTCCATGCGTTCCCGGAGGATTATACGTTGTATTACCTCGGAACCTTTGATGACCAAACTTCGGAGATAGAGAAGGTTGTGCCAAAGGCGATGATTAACTTGATAGATGTTAAGGAGAAGCAAGGTGCCTAAATCTGTAATGACGCATACGTTCGGTAGAGTACCCCGTGTTGATATTCCTCGCAGTAGTTTTGACCGTTCGCACGGTTATAAGACTACGTTTGACTCTGGGTATTTAGTTCCGATTTTCGTTGACGAGGCATTGCCTGGGGATAGCTTTACTGTGAATATGGCTGGGTTTGCTAGATTGGCGACGCCCATTCATCCGATTATGGATAATATGCGGATGGAAACTTTTTTCTTTGCTGTTCCTCTTAGGCTTCTGTGGAATAATTGGCAGAAGTTTAACGGCGAGCAGACTAACCCAGGAGATTCTATAGATTTTACGATTCCTCAGATGGTAGCCCCCGCGGGGGGTTACGCGGAATTGAGTTTGTCGGATTATTTTGGTATTCCGACTAAGGTGGCGAATTTGAGCCACGCGTCTTATTTCCATAGGGCCTATAACCTTGTTTACAATGAGTGGTTTCGAGACGAGAATTTGCAAAACTCGGTTACAGTTGACTTGGATGATGGACCGGATGACCCGGCAGATTACGTTTTACTCCGTAGAGGGAAACGGCATGATTATTTTACCGGTTGTCTCCCTTGGCCCCAAAAGGGAGATTCGGTTAGTCTACCCCTCGGAACTAGCGCGCCTATTACGGGAATAGGCAAGGGTAACCAGACCTATCCGGATTCGTCTCAAGCGGTATATGAGACGGATGGAAGTGGTACCACTACGTATGCTAGTGCGGCGCTTGTTACGGATACGGTTAATACTCGTTTTCGGGTTGAAGAGGACCCGAATAATGCGGGTTACCCGAACATTAGGGCAGATTTGTCCAATGCGACTGCGGCGACGATTAATTCATTACGTCAGGCGTTTCAAATTCAGCGTCTCCTTGAGAGGGACGCGCGCGGAGGGACGCGGTATACGGAAATCATCCGTAGCCATTTTGGTGTTGTTAGTCCTGATGCTCGCTTGCAGCGTCCCGAGTATCTTGGAGGTGGTAGTACTCCTGTTAACATTAATCCTGTAGCGCAGACGAGTTCAACTGATGCGACGACTCCGCAGGGAAATTTGTCGGCTTTTGGTACTGTTGGGATGGCTGGTCATGGGTTCAGTAAGTCTTTTACTGAGCATTGTCTTATTATTGGCCTTATCAATGTTCGAGCTGATTTGACGTATCAGCAAGGGCTTAATCGCATGTGGTCGCGGTCTACGCGATACGATTTTTACTGGCCTGCGTTGTCTCATATCGGTGAGCAAGCAGTGTTGAATAAGGAGATTTATGCGGACGCGAGTGCAAACGATGATTTGGTATTCGGCTATCAGGAACGATACGGGGAGTATCGTTATAAGCCTTCCGTTATTACCGGCCGTTTCCGCAGTAATGCGGCAACTCCCCTGGATGCGTGGCATCTCTCGCAGGATTTTAGTACCTTGCCAGTGCTCGATAACACATTCATCCAGGATAACCCGCCGATAGATAGGGTGCAGGCTGTCGCCACAGAGCCGCAATTTATCTTTGACGCGTATTTTCGGTTTAATGCCGCACGTCCGATGCCGATGTTTGGCGTTCCTGGCATGATAGACCACTTCTGATGAGTTTGTTCGAGGCGGTATTACCGTCCCTTGTTGCGGGCGGCTTTTCGTTTCTCGGTGGCGAACGGCGAAACGAAGAACAAGTAGCGAGTGCTCGGGAGCAGATGGCGTTTCAAGAGCGCCTGGTTAATCAACAGCTAGAGTTTCAAGAGCGAATGTCTAGCACTGCACATAGGAGGCAAGTTCGTGATTTGCGTAGAGCCGGTCTCAATCCTATTCTTTCTGCTAGGTACGGTGGTGCTAGCACTCCTGGCGGTGCCAGCGCTGCTGGTGCCATGGCCCAAATCGAGGATTCCGTTGGAAAGGGAGTCAGTAGCGCGCTTCAAGCGCGTTCGGTTACATCCGCCGCTCGGAAACTTGAACAAGATGTCAAGGTAGCTAAAGAGACCGAGAAGAAAACGGTTGACGAGCAAGAGTTGTTGAAACAGCAGAAGCACGAGAGTCGCGCGCGAGAGTTAAAGTTGCACAGCGCGCGTGAAGTGGATTATGCGAATGCGGAAGCGGCGCATACGTCGAATATTAATCAGATTATTAATCGGCGGATTTTGTTGAACCAGGTTAGTCAGAGTGGTCAGCAGTTGGAAGCGTTGCGGACGCGTTTGGAAGGTTTGCGTGAAGAGGAGAAAATCGATAAGAGTACATACGGTAAGATTTTGCGTTGGCTCGGTCGAATGAATCCTTTTAGTAGTAGTGCACGAGATATTGGTGCATTGGGTAAGTCGGTGCCACCGGCTCGTATTATCATACCTGGGAGATAGACGATGAGTGAGAGTTTCGTAACTCATGAATTACCGTTCCGCACGGCGTATAGTAAACATGTGCGGGTGTCGTTGGATTGTAGTGTCGACGGTCCTGGTAGGACGCGTCAGGAAATGAAGGATGAGTGCGACATTAATAAGATTGTCGCGAAGTTTGAGAAAACTGGCTTAGTGGCTCACGTAAATAAGTACGAAGGTACTTATGGTGAGTTTGGTGATATGGATTTTCGCGAAGCGTTAACTCTGGTCATTGAAGCGGAGCGGTGGATCGTGACTGGGAAAC